AGATTTGAGTTTGTTAGCTCCTGTCCAATGTACACTGTTAACATACTCCAGATACTCATCATGTACCTCCTGTGGTGCTGTAGCTGGTGGTGGCTCAAAGAATAAGTTTACTGACTGTGCTTGGCAGACGTACTTCTGTCGCTGATAGGCATGTTCAATGATCCAGATCTGATTTAGTTCTGGTGCTGTCTTAAATACTTCCTTCTCTTCTTCTGTGAGTTCCTCCAAGTCTTTAACAGACCCTTCATCAGCAGCAATATCTTTCCACGTTTTCTCTGTGTTAATACCTTTGGTTTCAAGTAGTTCCTCCAAGTATTTGTTCTTTACTTTGTATGACCCTGTCAGCGTCTTGTGCGTAAATACGTTAGCCCTCGTAGGCTCAATAGAAGGGCTTGTTCCACCACATATAATACTAGAACTAGCATTAGGGGCAATAGCAAGCAGATGGGAATTACGCAGGCCACTACGAGCCATGTCAGGAGCCTCCCCACGGTCTCCAGCCAAACGCCGGGAAGCCATCGTAGCTCTGTCTTTGATAGTCTTAAACGCTCTATTGTTAAAGCTGGAGGCGTACATTCCTTCAAAAGGGATTCCATTACGTTGAAGGTAACTATGAAAACCCATCGCTCCAAGACCAACCGCACGTTCTCTATATGCACTATAAGCGGCTTTTGTAAACCCTGCTTTACTTTGTTCAACATAAGAAACAAACTCCTTTAATTTTGAATCACGGTGACACACATGTTCTCCGCCTGTGGCGTTATCAATGAAGTGTTCAATGGTGTTGTCTAACATAGTAATTAGATCATCAATGAATTGTTCATCGTCCTTCCATTCATCAAAGTACTCTAGGTTGACACTGGACAAACAACACACTGCTGTACGCTCCTCACTGGTCGGTAGGGTAATCTCAGAGCATAGGTTACTCTGGCGTACCTGTAGCCCTAGCTCCTTCTGTTCCTCTGGCAGAGCCTCATTACAGCGGTCTAGGTTAACAATGTAGGGTTCACCTGTCTCTGCTCTGGTGTGCACTAGCTGCCACCACAAGTCCCTAGCGGATACAGTCTTGACTGCCTGCTTGGACTTAGGGTCAATCAAGCGCCACTGGTCATCATTCTTCACAGACTGTAGAAACTCATCTGTTACTGTGATACCGTTGTGTAGGTTAAGACACTTACGGTTTAGATCACCACCAGTAGTCTTACGCATAGCAATAAACTCTTCAACCTCTGGGTGGCTGATGTCCATGTACGCTGCATAAGACCCTCTACGGGTTACACCTTGGTTGAAGGCCAGCATCTGACTGTCCACTACGTGCATGAAAGGGATGCTACCAGTAGACTGACTGCCGTTAGCAGTAGAAACACCATTACTTCTAACATCACCCCAATATCCGCCCAAGCCTCCACCTCCACTTGCCAGCCATATGTTCTCATCATAGTGGTCAGATAAACCACGCCTTGAGTCAGGAACATAATTGAGAAAACAGCTAATAGGGAGGCCACGTGTGGTTCCCCCGTTGCTAAGTATAGGAGTGCTAAAACCGAACCAACTCTTGCTTGCGTAGTTGTAAAGTCGCTGTGCAAGATCGTAGTCAGTATGTTCTTGATACGTTGCACCAAAGACGGACGCTCTGGCAAAGGCTTCTTGGGCATGTGTCTCATCCTTCCACAAGTATCTGTCCTTCAGTGTCTCTAGTGAGAACACATTAAGGTCTTCATCTCTGTCGTAGTCAATCTGGATACCTAGGTAATCCTGTAGTCCTATCTTATTTGTCACCCGGATGCTCCAGCAAATAGTTAATCATTCTTTCTTCGTACCACCTAGCTTTACGTAGGTCTTCAATAGGTTTACCTTTGTATCTAAACCTCCACATGTACTTTAGGGCGTTGCCACGTAGGTAGCCAATGTACTCATCATGTGTAAGCATACCTTGGATAGCATCAATACACTCCATGCCACCATTGTTGTAATGCTCTGGTCGGTTTACTGCGTCATAGCTCTTAACCATAGCTTCCTCAGAGAACACTGGATGTTCATTGGGTGCGTTGTCATCGTCATAGATACGGTTCCAAGCCTCAGCTATGCTAGCTTTACTGTTGCGTAGTCTATCCCATTCCTCTGGTGTTGCGTTATCAATACTCATCTTGTTCTACCTCTGCTTCATCTTCATCTACAGCTTCCTCAAAGTCCTGTAGGCGGGTAATAAATTTATCTTCAAACCTGTCCAGTAGTTCCTCAGATGTAATGTCCAAGGCTTCCAGCAAGTCTTCAGGGTCATAGCGTTTAAGGATACGCTCTATTACTTCATCCATTGTTAGTGACATGGTCTACATACTCATCCACTGTGTAAAATTCAAAACCTTCTTTATGGCACCACTGCCCCATCGTAATCTTAGAACCTTTCCTGACCTTCTTGTTGGGGTCTGACAGGACAAAGATTAACTTTATGGGTGCAATACTATCACGTATTGACGTATACTTCTGGGTGTCTCCTGCCCTAAAGAAACCTTTAGTTTCTATGTAGTCTCCTGTCTTCTTATCCACAAAGTCTGGCTTGTACTTCCTGTGCATCACGTAGGGTACATCATATGGCTCATACAAGTACCTACGTTTAGGTGCTGACTGTGCAAATCGTTTTTCTAGTCCAGACCTGTAGATGCTCTGCTTACGTGATCTCTTGGACTTTAGGCTCATTAGCCACCTCCGTTAAGTATCTTGGCCCTGTGGAGTACAGGAATGTACGTAGCTTAGGATAACAAGCATGTTTGAAGTGACAGTAGGAGCAGCCCATAGCCAGCTTCTTGTTACCCGACTTACCATCAGGGACTGTATCATGACACAAGGGTGGAGGCTCTTTAGTTTCCACCATCTGCTTAACGTGTTTAATGCGATCCGTTATATCTTCCTTAAGAACCTCATAGACAGGAGCCTGCTTGTCCTCTAGGTCATACTTCAGGTAAGTCAAGTGACCATTAGCTTTGTCCATAGCAAGCCAGCCTACTTGTGTCTCACCTTCAGACTTAGCGTATCCTTTGATTTGATCTATGTACCCAAAGGGGTCATCAAATGCAAGTGTAGCATCCTTGAACTTCTTGAAGCCATAGGTACTGGCAGACTTAACGTCAGTCACTATGCCATCAATTTTACAGTCCATGCTACCTGAGATACCTTCTACGGTTGCCTGTGCCTGCTCATGTGTCACTGTATGGCCTGCTAGTCTAGCAAACAATAGTAACATCTCCTCAATCAAATGACCGTACATGAACTTCACAAGGGTGTGAGGCTGCATCTTCTCCTTTGGCCCTACATTGTTGTAGTGGTTCCACAGGAACCTGTCGGTCTTACCAATGTTGGACATGCGTAGCTTACGTGCATCAAACCTACCACGTTGGGTAAACTCTTTACGCATAAGGTCTTTACATGCTTCACCAAAGTCATCAATGATCTGCTCTGCGTCCACTGCTTTATCAGGTGACTTAAACTTCACAAGATCGTAGATGTCATCTATTAGGGTGTTAACTGTTTTCATCAAAGTATCCATCTAGTATTTCTTTAGCTACTGGTGCAGCAATTACAAACCATTCGTTCTTACTGCCATGAGTTTTCCTTAGAAGCTCATGTATCTCACTTTCTGCTTTACGCCTGTCATCAGTGTCATAGGCTTTTATCAAGATGTAGTCCCTGTATGGGCTACCTGTCTGAAACTGCTTCAGCCTGTCCTCTGCGTCCACCGCCATCCCTACTTTAATCCAGCTAGGGTAAGCTGGACTGTACAGGATGTACACTTGTCCTTGCTTTGCAGTTTTGTAGTTATCTAAGGACTCAAAAGCTGCATCACCAAAGGACTTGTAATGTCCGGGTTTGTACAATGGATGATACTGAGATATGTATTTACCGTTTACATACATTCTTAAGGCGTTAGTTTTTTTACGCATAGGCTTAATGCAGTTACTACACTGTCTTCTATCTGTTTTTTGCCAAGAAACAACCCAATTATTGTTATTTAGCTCTACGCCACACGTTTTACACTCCTTAGTGAGTGTCTGCCCAGCTTGTTCCAACTTGGTAGTCTCCTGTGAGCTTACAGTTGAGTCCCAGTTCAATTCCTGCTGCTTCCAAGCAGGAGACTGCAAGTCTTCCGTACTTGTCTGCTTGGTCTGATCTGACTTCTGCTTGTACTTCATCATGGATATTCCCCACAAAGTAATAGTCTAAGTTCCATAGTATAGCATACTCCTGTAGTAAACACAAGGCTTTTTTCATTACAATAGCGCCTGCACTTTGAAGCAATGTGTTCAAGGCTGAATGTTCTGACCTTATGTGTAGCTTCCTACCGTCTAGTCCTTCAATGACTCCTTGGGCTGAGTCTCTTGCAGTCTTGTCTTTAAGAGATGCAAATGCTGGGAGATTACGCATAAATCGTTCTCTAAGTTTGCTACCAGCACCTCTGCCTCCCCCTGCCACTGTTCCAAGTTTAGCATCTCCAGCACCGTACAGGAGTGCGTAGATGAAAGTTTTAGCCTTATCTCTTGATTCAAGTCCTGCAAGGTGTTGGTTAGCTGTGTGGATGTCTCCGTTAATGACTTCATTGGTGTAGTCCTTATCGTTCATGTAGTGGGCTAACATACGTAGCTCTAGGCCACTAGCGTCAAACCCTACAAGTTTGTACCCATCTCTAGCAATCCAGCACTGTCGGCATTCCTTGCCATACGGGGAGTAGCTTGCAGGCACTTGGGCCAAGTTAGGTTTAGAGTGTGTCATCCTACCAGTGACAGCACCATTGGTGTTAACATAGCCATGCACTCTATCTGTGTCTGGGTTAGCTTCGTCTACCCATGACTGCACTTGAGCCACACGCTTTTGTAACATCAGGTACTCAGCTATCAACGCTGCCTGTGGTATGTCCTTGACAGTAGACAGTACTGCTTCATCTACTATTGGCTGACCTGTAGGAGTTAACTTGCAAGGCTCCCATCCAAAGTCCATTAGGTACTCACCTATCTGCTGTCTTGAGCCAAGGTTAAATGACTTAAGCATCTTACGCATGAAGGGAGTCCTGTCACCGGACTTTTGTACCTTCTGGTATTCTTCGTCAGTGAGTCCTACCTTAGACAAGCTGCCATCCTTCTTGGTCTTTGGCACTACCTGTTTAACGTCCACCCACTTAGGTTTGAATACCTTATGTACTTCATCCTCTACAACCAGCTTGCGCTCCTTCAGGGTAGCCAGTAAGTCCATAGCATGTCGTATGTCCAATAGCCAGCCATTACGTATCTGCTCTTGAGTTATCCACTGCACTTCATGTTCAAGGTCAATGGACTCTGGGCTAAACTTACGTAGCTCTAGCTTCATCTTGTTGTATGCCTTAGCTGTCACACGGACATCTTGGATACAATAAGCAATCATCTCAGGAGACAGACATGTCCAGTCACTGTGGTCGCCTTTAGGGAAGCCTAGTATCTCACCCCAGTTAGATAGTCTGTGACCGCCTTCCCGCTGTGGGTTAGCTAGTCTGGACATAACCAAAGTGTCCTGTACCCTGCTCTTGTCCACTGTGATGTCCCATAGCTTCTCTAACACTGGCATGTCAAAGCCTATGAGGTTATGGCCTACCACTGGGAAGTCACCTTCCAAGGTTGCAGCTAGGCTGTCCTTGTCGTAGTGCTCCAGTACATTATCATCCTGCATGGTCACTGCCAGCCAGATGGTGTCGGGGTCTAGGCCATTGGTTTCTATGTCTAGGAACATAGGCTTATAGCTCATTGACTGCGTCCTCCTTTGGCTTACTTGTCTCTGACATTCTACCAGTAAAATTGTCATACTTCAAGTAACAGCAAGCACCAGTCAAACCTGAGTAACGGTTCTTCAGGATACGCACCGTAGTGGTATTCCTTTTTTCTATGTTCTCATCTTGCTGGTCACGCTCCAAGCCAATAACCATGTCGGATAGCTGTGCAATAGCCTGTGAGCCTCTTAGTTCACTTAGGCTTATCTGACCTCCATCCTCATGTGCTTTGCCTTGGGTGCGCTTTAGGTGAGACACAAGGAACAAGCCTATGCCTAACTCCTGCACCAGTGACCGTAGCTTGGTCATGATAGCGTCAATGGCCTTACGCTCATCACCATTGTCCTGTGCTGACACAACGATGGACAGGTGGTCTAGGATGATCCACTTGCAGTCCAAAGCCTTAGCCATGTACCTGACCCTAGCTAACAGATTGTCCTCACTGGTACTGCCCCAGTGGTCAAACAAGTAGTACCTGCCTGTGCCAAGGGTATCCTCCCAGTAAGGGAACGCTAGTTCTGGGTCTAGGTCTTCCTCAAGGTGCAAAGGGCAGTCTGCTTCCACTGACATGATGCCCAATGCGGTGCGAGCTACGTCCTCCTCCAAGGCTAGGATGCCAATGTTGTCCTCCGTTGCCCTTAGCAGGTAGTGCTCTAGCTCCCTGACCATCTGACTCTTGCCCATACCTGAGCCTGACGTTATCGTCACTAGCTCGTATGGTCTAAAGCCTTTGGTGTAGGTGTTGAGTCCTTGCCACGGGTAAGGTATGGACTTGACCTTAATCTTGTTGGTCAAGGCATCCCATGTGTCACTACCTTGGATGATGCCATCAGGCTGGTACACCTTGGCATTCCACCATGCTGAAGTAAACTCCCGTACCTTGTTAGCCAACAACATCTCGTTGGCGTCCTTCATGGGTAGCTTGGCTATCTTTAGCTTGCTTGGTGAGAACAAGTCCTTTATGTCATCTACGGCTTGCTGTCCTGCCTTGTCTGTATCAAAGCAGACCACAATGTTATCGTAGCCTTCCAAAAAGTCTAGGTTCTCTTTTATTTCCTTAGCTGCTGAGGATGCGCCATTGCGTAAAGAGACTACGTCCCACTTACGTTCAAACATCTCAGCTACACTAAGGGCATCTATCTCACCTTCTGTGATGGTGATGTATTTACCCTTACCTTTGCACGTTTGTTGACCAAACAGACCTACATTCGTGGTCATGTCACCTGTCGCATGGAAGTCTTTATTCTTCACATGGCGCACCTTGGTGGCCTTTAGTTCGTCACTGTCTGTGCTGTAGTACGGGTAGATGTGCTTGGCTATCTCACCGGCTGCATTGTACTC